CACACGCGACGAATATCGGTATGACTCAGTACGCTCCAATGTGAGCTAATGAGTCGCATAGAGCATTTAGAAGGTAAGACAGTTGCAATAATAGGCTTGGGTGTGTCACAAGTTGATTTTGCGATTGGTTTAGAAAACAGTAGAGAATGGGACGAAGTTTGGTGTATTAACTCAGCAGGCTTGGTTTATCCAGCAGATAGAATATTTGCACTAGATCCAGCAAGTAGATTTTTTGACAGCAACGATGCTGGTAAACAAACACATGCTATGAAAAAACTTATGGCTAACTCGGATGTGCCTATTTATACTTGTGAGTTGGATCCGCGTATAAAAAACGCAGTTCGCTATCCAGTAGAGGATGTATGCAACGCAACTAAATGTGCTTACATGAATAATACTGTAGCTTTTGCTATTGCTTATGCTTTATACAATAAGGTTGGTCGCATAGACTTATTTGGCATTGATTTTTCTTATAAAGAGAATATGCACTTTGCAGAAGCAGGCAGAGCATGTGTAGAGTTTTGGATTAGCAAATGTATGAGCGCTGATATATTAGTTGGTATTAGTGGCAGATCAACAGTGTTAGACTCTAATGTGCCAGCCACAGAAAAACTTTATGGTTTTCATAGATTGGACAAACCATTAGTGGCTGTGCCGCATGAGGGCAGGTTTATCATTGGACCATATGATGAAATTAATACGCAACTAGAAGAATATGGTTTAAAAATTAATGAGGATGTGGTTCCGCCAGAACCATATAAAGGATAAACATGAGCGTAGAAAGCGATTTTGTACTAGGTAAAGTAGAGGTTCATTCTACAAAAAATAAGGGACATGACGCCGAATTTTGGGCAGCACAGGCTACCAAGAAAATTTGTGACATTTCAGACAATGCTCCAGCTCATGTTAAACAACAGGCTTTGGCTTTTCAAAACCAAGTTTATACTGTAATCTTATATACTATAAAAAATGCGATTAAGTCACAGAACACGACTTACTCAAATTTATTAAAAGAACAAGGCCATGAAGACATGGCTAAAATATTGAAGGAGCTATAATGGCAATTACATCGGCAATATGCACAAGTTTTAAACAAGAGCTACTTGTTGAAGGGCATAACTTTACAAATGGAGCTGACTCGTTCAAATTAGCTCTATACACAAGTTCTGCTACTTTAGGAGCTGGCACGACTGCGTTTGTTACTACAGGTCAAGCGAGTGGTACAAACTACTCATCTGGTGGTAGCGCACTGACAAATGTCACGCCAACAACTTCTGGAACAACAGCTATCGTTGACTTTGCAGATTTAACCTTTGGTACAGCAACAATTACAGCTAGAGGTTGTTTAATATATAACACAAACAACTCAAATAAAGCTGTGTGTGCGATTGATTTTGGAGGCGACAAAACATCTACCGCTGGCGATTTTACAATAGTTTTTCCTAGTGCAACTGCAACAGGAGCTATTATCAGATTGGCGTAAGATCACAG